TCTTTTGCCATTGCGTTTACCGTCATTGTAGCCCCATTTCATACCCTTCTTACCATCGTGCTGCAGATAGTCGTTTTTACGAGTATACATTTCGGTGCCTCCTTTACTCAAAAGCGTCTTTATTCAGTTTATAAGCAACATAGGCGTCCATCATTGCAGCAACTGCGTCGATTTTCTCCTGATATCGCTTCTTCAGTAATTTTCTGTTACCATTCGTATCTTCCAGAGTAATACAGTTGCCCATAGCGAAGCTCATCATCTCTTCGTCGAACAGCAGCATCCCTTCCTCGGAGAGTTTCTTCAGCTCACCCAGTGGAATACTTTCTGTTCTGGCACCCTGTGCTACCTTTTCGATACCGAATGGTCCATTTTCACTTTCCCATCTGTCTACGAATGCTTTCGCCCCATAAGGGTCGTAACCAAAGCAGCGAACGTCATAGCCAAGATCTTCGATATGGGCGTCTAATTCATCATAAACTTCCATCATATCAAGAACGGCACCTTCCATGACCACCAGACTGCCTTCATTCATGAATTCTTCGTATTTCAGTCGCATAGCAGCCGAAAGTTTCATCAATGTCAGGGAAGTAATATAGTTTCGCGTCTTCACGCCGAAGCATCCATTTCCTAACGGGAACAGGAACGTAAACGCACAGAAGTCGTCGCCTTGAGAAAGGTCGGCGCCCAGCGCACATGGCATTTCCCAGTAATCCCGTTTCGGATGGGGTCGTGTTTCTTCATATGTAAAGTAATAGGTATAGCCTTCCATGGGAATGCCAAACCTTTTTGCCAGAATATCATTTCTGGTTGCAGGTGCCTGCTCAGCTCTTTCCACATCCAGTTGGTATGTTTCATAGCTTACAGTCTTGCCCAGATTGGGATTTGCCTTGATCCAAAGCTCAGGGTGGTTTACTTCGTCAATGGAATCCAGTTTATAGTACCAGATAGATACATGAGGGTTGTTGTATTCCCCTTTCAGTATCTTCATCAATTCCATTTTGATTGTGTCGCCGCTTGCGTTACGAACAGTACCCTCAGAACTGATCGCAATGATGAGGTAGTCTGCATCGCCCTTTGCTGCAGACTGTTCCAGTGCACCAATAGGATCTTCTCGGATGTCGCCGGAAAGCCATTCATCGACCGTTGCAACTTTCACACGCAAACCCTGCAGCTTGTCAATACTCATCGGTCGGATCTCCAGCAGAGAGCCTGTCAGGAAGTTCTCAATGCCTTTCTTCGTAGAAGCCAGCTTCGTTCTGTTCGCTTTAGAGCCTGTCGTGTTCTGCAAAGAACCCTCTGTAAGGAACTGGAACAACGGTCCTCTCGATCGGGTAATCGCCGTTCGTATTGGCGAAAGCACTTCATCTGCCTGTTTCATTGTAGGTGCAGTCGTTACCTGATGTGTCGTAGAAGTATCCACGTTCAGGAAGTAACTCTGCAGACAACTTGCGTACATAGATTTCGCAGCACCTCTGGCTACGATCAGGTATTGTTTGTTTACCAGTCTTCGTTTGATGGTCTTGCGAACATATCTGCCGCCGTGCCCTTCAGGGTCTGGTTCATATACACTTCTTTCCACAAAGTAATACCATCCGAATAGCTGTTCTGCCCAAAGCTTGAAGGAATCCAGCAGAACCAGATCGCTGCCGTCGGTCAGCGTCAGTTCGTTTTCGCAGTATGCGATGAATCCTTCTATGGCGTCTTCGTCATAGTAAACCCCGGGGTTGGCGATCAGGTCATCAATGCGGTTCATCTCCATGGAGATTTCTCTGCAGACGGGAATCTCGCCTCTGAGTACGGCATCGCGAAACATGCCGTAATATTTGGGGACGGCTCTGTTATCCAATGCCATATTCAGTTACCTCCGTTTAATAATCCATGATCCAGAATTCTTTCTTCATCCATTCGCGCTTCTTTTTTACGTTATCTTTCTTCGTAGCAAGCGCTGTGGATACTTTGTCAGTTTTGCTTTCTTTTGTTTCAGTCGTATCTTTCGGAGAATCATCGGACTTATCCGCTTTATCGGATTTGTCTTTCTTTTTCTCTTTTTTGTTGCCACCGTCATTGTCGTCGTCCTTCAGGTTGATGATCTTCTTGCCGGAGGCTTTGTTGAGAGCAGTGCCCATGGCATATTTTGCCGCCTGAGTTGCTACGTCTTCCGCAGCTCGTTTTACCGCTTTAGTGCCGATTTCTTTCATAGCAGCCTTCACGCCGGATTTACCTTTTTCAGCAACCTGTGCTTTCTGAGAATTCTGATTGTTTCCGCCATTCGCAGCTCTGTCATAGTCGTTCAGAGCATTCTGATAACTGGTTTCCAGCCTCAGACGTTCCGTTGCTTTTCTCAGTTCATCATCCGTCATTTCGGAAGCTTTTTTTCTCTTAGGCTGTTCGTCTGCTTCTTCAGAAGGTTTGTTCGTTGTTTTACCTTTAGGCTGAGTTTCGTTATTTTTGGTATTTTTGCTACCGTAACGAATCCTGCCTAATGGAGTCAAAGAACCGTCAGAATTCTGATATCTGCGACGACCCCACTTCTGGCCTTTCGTGCCATGGTGGTATAATTCATTAGGATTCATGAGAATATCGCATCTCCTTTCTTTAGAATTCCCTAGCCTATCTCATGAAACTATGTTAAAATCTGATTAAGATTTTGTTTCACGAAGGAGGGTATTGTATGAAACAGAAAATATCAAAACTTATCGCTTTGTTTATGTGTCTTTCTATGGTTACCGCTTGCGTCGGTGGGGATGACCATGCCGGCGAAGCCAAAACACCCAGTGCTTCTTCCGCCCAGGAAGGTCGTAACTACCTTGATGTAGCAGAAGACTTTGAAGATAAGGGCTTTACCAACATCCATTTTGAAGTGATGGATGATCTGCTTTTCGGCTGGCTCACCGAAGATGGTGAAGTAGAATGGGTCAGCGTAGATGGTAATGTGGAATACAAATCTGATGAATGGTATCCTGCAGATACAAAAGTCGTGATCGCGTACCATACCTTTCCAGAAGCAAACGCGCCCGCCGATACCGACGTATCTGATGATGTGGAAGATGAACCTGTAGAATCCGAACCCGAAGTTGTGGAACCTGCTGAGCCCGAACTCCCTGAAGTTCTGACAGTAGATAACTGCCCTGAACTCGCTGCTGCTCTGGCTGCTGCCGAACCCAATGACCCCGCCATTAAACTTCTGGATGAAAAATACAGCAATGAAACTATCGAATTCGATGGTTATATTGCTTACTGTACCAACTATGAAAGTTATACTACTATTTACAGTCTTTTGATTTACGCAGGAGATCCCGAATCCGCTAGAGGTCCTAATTTCCATATCAAAAGACACAATGATTCTTACTCCTACGGCACAAAAATACATATCAAAGCCGACATCGATGGTTACAATGACAAAACAGAACTTTTCGAACTTGATTCCGCCGAAATCACTTACCGATAAAACTTAACTAGGATCTACTTCAACATTGATCCGCCATTCCAGTTCCTTAATACTGTCTTCATAGGCTTTGATGACGGAGGAGTTGGATGGCGGATCAAATATTAACTTCACTTTCAGATAAACATAGGTTTTTACCATTTCCAGATTCAGTTCGTTTTCTAGATACTCTCCCCATGTTTCGTGTCTCCCTTTGATAGAGAAACCAAGCACGGATCGTACGCCCATCTGAGACAGGATGCCGAGAACAGTGTTGATGTGAATGATGAGATCTTCATCAAACGCATCATACAGATGGTCTGCGCCCATCAGCTTCTTGATGGAATCCAAAATACTTTCGTTCATTCGTTTTCACCTCTTCCATGGGCAAGTATCGTTTGCCGTTCTTTCTATCGGGTCTAGTTGCAATAGACTCTCATCTCCATAATGGATTGCGTTGTGAGTATTGTGCGTCATACAGATCAGATACTCTGGATTCAGAAGGTTTTCGCTTTCATGTTCCAGGTCTTTCAGTCCGATCGGATTCATGTGGTGGATGATGATCCTGCCATGAATATCACGCCCGTCGATTCCGAGGTCGCATCCGCAGTCTCTGATGATGACCTGGTTCCGAACATCCTTCCATCTCCTTGAACGATAGAACACCTGATTCAAATATCTGTCGAAGCCAAACGTATCCTCCCCTACAGTTCCATCCAGCTTCAAATATCTGTAGCGTTCTTCGAAAGTCTTAAGCTTTGATAGTTCGCTGTAACATCTAATACTCATCTCGGTCACTCTTTTCTCCTTTATACAAACGCATTGCGTTCAGAGCATTGGAATACAGCTCTTCGATTCTCTGCTGGGCATCCAGTGCTTCTTTCTTCGCAACCAGTAAGTCTTTCTGTTTCTCCAGAATCTCTTTTTCAATTCTTTCTTTGGAAGAACCCAGCTTCAGGAAGTGTGTAATGACCTGCGAGGAGGCAGTCCCGTTTCTGAGTTGTTCTTCAGCCCGGTCATAAGCCAGTGCAATCATTTCGTTTTCCCTTGCTTCTGGTGTCAATGCAGGTCTGGTTGGCCCGCTTTGAATTTTCGTGGGTTCTTTTTTCATTCTAGCCACTGACTTGTGCCTCCTTTCGTTTTACTTTCCACCGACTTTGTCAGCACTCATCGGTAGTTTCGTATGGGTTTTGCCCCACTTTTCATAGCATTAAAAAAGGTCCGAATGCGTATTGTGCAGGTTGCTTGTCCGAAAGGAGAAAAGAACAAACCACATACATACTCGGGCCTTCTTCAATGCTATGAATATCAATAAATCCTCCCAAAAATCTTCCCCCCGGGGAAATATCAATGAGGGCCGCGATGAGGGGTGGGGGTGTATTTTGCGGGACCCCCTCCCTATGCATCGCAGTATAAATAGGAGGTGTATAGAATGAGATTTCGCCTATAAAAAGAGCAAAAAGCCTCAAAATACCTATTTTATTCGACAGCAATGTTATATAAAACTTCATCACATAGTCGAAAATGAAAAACATAACAAAGACCAGATCATAGTTATCGAAACCGACAACAATACTTCATTCAACGCTGTGGTATAACATCGAAGAATCGACCCGAATACTTTGCTAAAAGGACAGGAATAAAAGAGGCGGTCGTTAGACCGCACTCTCTTGAACCACTTTTATATACATATTAGTAAAGTCAAGCTTTATGATTTCATCGATCGCTCGCTCAATCTCTGCATCGTTCTCTGCTTCAGAGAGCTGGTCAGAGGTATGAGCAATACGAGCTAAGTAACCACAAGAACCATAACCTTTTTGCATGTCAAACATGTACCAAGAATCGAATTGTTCGAATGGATTGTAAGGATTGTCAATCGTTGACAACATACATTTGCTCATTTGCTCACCTCTTTTCATTCTCTTAAGTAGTTGGATACAGCAGCAGTTGACAAACCACAAGATTCAGCAATCTGTGCGATTGTGTAATGACCTGTTGCTTTCATGGAGTCGATCTTGTTCTTCTTCGCTGTGGAGAGCGTTGATGTAGATTTCGGTAAAGCTCTCTGTTTCATTTCATCAGGGTCAGTATAACGCAGGATGTCCGCCAGCTTTGTATCACTGATGGCACCAGCCTGAATCGCTTCCCACTGTCTGTCTGTGATATGGATTCTGGTCTCCTTACCGCTTGCCCCTACGGATGCACGGGCATCGGCTATGGCGGTACGCTCTATCTTGGCTATGTCCTTCTGATCGAGGCCAGGATTGTCCTGCACTTTTGCTTTCACAACAGAACGTGCAATGGCCTGTGCCCTTCTCTCTTTGGGGGCATTGGTAGCCGCGATATGGAGGTCGGCATCCAGTTTCTTGACCTCTTCTTCATATACCTTCTTGGCATTGGCATTGTATTTCAGATTACCTGTTGCCAGATACTCCTTCCTAGCTCTGGAAGCTATAGCCTTCATCTTGTTGGCGTAGTCGGCATAGTAGTTCTCCTTGGGGTTACCGGAGGAGAGGGAGTGTACGTCATCCACATTCAGAACTTTAGGAACCTTGATGGTAGCCTGTTTAACCTCCCCTGTCTTCTTGTCGATGTAAGTCCTGCCGGATTCCTTATAAACCATCTTACCCGTATTAGGGTCGATGCGTCCGGAACCCTGTCTTTCAGGTATGTCATCGGTCTGCTTTCTTCTGGAGATCAGAGTAGAGGCACCGCCAGACTTCACAACATTGCCATCTTCATCAAAGTGAGGCTGCCACTTCTTCTTCAGCTCCGCAATACCATTGTCTTTCTCGGATTGTTTGTAATCCAGTTTGTGTTTGTGGGCATCGATTACAACCATGCTGTGTTTAACAGCTCTGGCGATCTCACTTTCGGGAGCCCCCCGTAGGGTCATGTCAGTGATAAGGTTGGAAACAATACCCATCTCTCTCTGGGTCTGGGCTTTTGTCATCAGTCTGATGCCTGTCTTGCCTTCTGTGGAATACTGTGTCTTCGCATCGAAGTCTTTCAGATCTTTCAGTGCGGGTGTGGATACAACCTTTACTTTGTCATTAACAGGAATAACTGTAACGGTATCACCATCGAAGTCTGCACCGGATAATCTTTCTGCAACCTTTGCATTGATGCCAATAGCATCTGTTACGTTACCAAGAATACTCTTAGCCGCTCTGTTCTTGTTGTTTACCACAAGTTCAGGAATCTCAAATGTACCCCCATGAGGGTATCGAATCAGAACAACTCTTTCGCCATCCTTCAGGTAAGGAGCATATACTTCATTGTCTTTCAGCTTTGTAATAGGCAGGATAACTCTTGTTTCCTGTCTGGGTAAAGCTGCCGCTTTCATATGTACTGCAGCAGATTCGCATTCATCTGCAAATTCCAGAAGCATCTTCTTCTTGATAGTAGGATTGTTCAAAGAACAGATTTCATCATAACGATCTTCTACATCGGCGTATGTCAGATTCAGCTGTTTCTTGATTAAAGAATTAGGCTGTTTTACCAGAAACTGTGAGGAAAGATTTCTGGACATAGTATCCCAGTCGCCTTCCTCTTTCAGTTTGTTAATGGCAGACAAGGACTGTTTCTTACCAGTCACAGGGTCAACATACTTACCATTCGGATCATCATACTTACTCTGACCATTGGCTTTGATATAAGCACCAAAAGGATTATCAGGGTCTTCCTTGATTTCCTTAAATACCTTTTCGTTAGGCGTGCCTCTTTTCTTATTCGTATTAAAGATAACGTCGTATCCATCAGGCATATCGTCAGAATACATCGCCATCCCTTTCATGTAGAGTTTATCGTCCACAAGGATACGCACCTGTGCATAGTGAGATTTCCCCAAATCCAGATCAGGAACACCTCTTCTCAGTTCTATGATACCGTCCTTTGCAGAACCGCCTTCATCTCCGTATTTGATAAATACTCTGTCAGAACTGATCCCAGCAGGGTACTCTCTTTTCTCATAGGTTTTCCCGCCATCTGTGGAGTGGTAATCTCTTACACTCTGGATCATGGAAGGATCTTTGTATAATTCCCCATATCCAACTTCAGGATCACAGAGGGCTGTGATGGTTACTCTGTTTTTACTGCCTACCAGCTGTACCCCCACACCGTATCTGTTATATCCTTCAGCTTCCAGCATATAAATGGCTTCTTCCATTTTTGTTCTGCTGATGCCGAGTTCTCTTTCGACACCGACACCAACATCGATTACTTTTTTCTTTTTCAGTTCTTCTCTTAACACATCAGCCGTCGCCTGTGCCTGATTCATTTTTGCTTCAGATTCTTCTTTCAGCAGGGAACGAATGGAAGATTCGTTTCTTCCCATGATTCTTGCGATTTCGGAATTATTCAGACCATCTTTCTGTAAAGATTTGACTCTGTCCAGATCCAGTCTTCTTCTTTCGTTTTTCGCAACGGTATAAGCAACTCTGAATTGTGTTGTGGAATCCAGCCCCATAGCCTCTACGATTTCTTTCTGAGATAAACCCTTTTTTTGTAATTCCTGGGCACGGCTCAGAAAATCACCACTATGCTGATAGGGTGTATCCCCAGAACCCCAAGGGTAACGACCGGAACGTCTCTTAACGCCATAATGCATCAAAACGTCTTCCGTAATATCATCTTTGAAATGATCCATGTTAACCCTCCTGTTCTTTCATATTTTCAATCAGCTTATCGAATCTTATAATTTTATCCATGATCGGAGCAATATCTTCCACTGTAGGATACCCATACTCAATGTCGTCATTCTGATAAATGCGGCATTCAATATCGATGTCTGCAGGTTTGATTCTGTACTCCAAACAAAAAAGAGCAGCGTAAACAAATAACTGCTCCATGTGTGCAGGCACAACGCCCGACTTATAATCGTGAATGCGTAACAGATAATTATTAAAGCAAATCGCATCTGCTGTCCCGAAACAATTCGGAGAATAGAACAGAACCTGTTCGGGAGTCATTTTATATCCGATCGCATCATTCACGTATCTGTTTAATGTTTTATTGGATTTCGGAAGTTTCTGACCAAGCTCGATACACTGTGCTGCGAAATCATGCAGCATAGTCCCTCTCTGGGCTGCTCTGTGCTTTTCGTAAGTATCGATCAGCTTGTCTTCGCTGTAGTTGATCCAATGGTATTTGCTTGCGCCAAGGAAAGCATGCATCCCCTTAAGCTGAGAATGTTTGTTGAAGTTCATTTAATACTTCCTCCTTATTCTCGGGATAGATGAATCTTGAAAAAGACATTTCATCCATCATGTCAACATAGTAGTCCTGATTGGGTTGTTTGTGTTCCTTCGCGCTCTTCTTACATTCCAGGCTTGCCCATTTATCCTTGTACAATATCAATAGATCGGGAATGCCCTGAATGTAACTGGAATCATTTTTCAGAACAACAGCACCGGGAAATCGTCTTTTGATTTCCTTGATAAGATCGCTCTGAAATTTGTTCTCTCTCATAAACGAGTTCTCCTTTCGTTTCGAGCAGGTCGAAAATAAAATAAGGAGCAATAAAAATGGGACACATTCTTATTCTCCTCATAAAAGACCGTGTTTTTTTCGCGAATGAGTAAAACCCATAGAAAAATAAAAGACCCGCATCATTTAGACACGGGCCTGTAAATATCAATCGTCATTTTCTTTTACGTAACCATACTTGCACATCACACAGCCTGGATACAGGTCTTCACAAATATCAATACACTCCCTCCCAGGGGGTTCCGCACCGATGTGATTGAAGAATTCTTCTCTGCTGTAAATCTTCCCACAATTCGGACAAAGGTACAATCCTTTCAAGTATTTAATATTTTCTCCGCAATAGCAATAAGCAAAGTCCCCTTCTTCGTCATAGGCGTTATCGTAAATCTCATCCTCAATAGCCTGTAAAAATTTCTCTTTCAAACCCATGGCTTATACCTCCTTTGCTCTTTTGTCGTGCAAAAATATCATAACACAAAGCCACTGAGAAAGGAATGTATACAAGTATGTAAAATTGACGAAAATCAGCTTCTGGCCACTTGGCCACTTTTTTCGCCATATTATTATATATCTTTTATTTTCTTTCGTATTAAATTAAGAAAAAAAGTGGGTTTCTGGCCACAAAGCCCTGGAACCCTTGATTTTACTGGGTTTTCTGCTGGCCACTTTTGTTTTTGAAAGTGGGCAAATGGCCACTTTTTTTGGCCATTGAGACCGTTTTCGCTCTTCCAAAAACTCAAAAGCCCACTTAAAAGTGGTCACAGCCCATTTTTTCAAAACATTTCTGACCACAGATTTTCACTTAAACACCGAAAAATCTCTTCATTTTTCACACCACCTTTCGATATCAATACCATGCTTCTTCAGCCTCAAGAGTCTCTCACGATCTTCCTCAGTCTGACCAGCACCGTATCTGTCGAACAACTCCAGCAAAGCAGGATGTAATTTCTCAAACACCCTCTCTGCCCTCACAGCACCAAAGCCACAATCCTCATGCAAAAGATCCAGCACAATAGACTCAATGTCTTTGGCATGTTCTTTATCGTACTCCACAAGCTGCTCACGAATAGACTTATCCATCGCTTCCTGTTCAGCCTTAGAATATCTGACGTTTATGATTTTTCCTTTGAATCTGTCAAATTGAGGCATTTTCAGCCTCCTTCTTTCCGCTAATACATCTACGAATTCTACTGCATAAAACACTGTTGATACAGCCAACTACTGTGTCCCCTACAGGAGTGGAAATAACATTATCCGCATAAAGATTAGTAGGCCACTCTATGACCGTCGGTACGAATTCAGGACATGCTTCGCAATATTCTTGCAAATGAAATTTATATGCCATAATTACCTCTCCTCATTTAGGTCTAGGAATGATTCCGCTAAGGCTGTAAAATTTACATGAAAGTTTTACAGGCTCAACGAAAGCTGTTTCGACCAATACATCGATCATTCCTGTATCAACTCTGTCCTGCGCTTTTTTGTAATCTTTCATGAATTTACAGACCTCGCTATGGAAACAAGTGTTACACAAATATGCTTTTTCTACTTTTGCGAACATTCCTTATACCTCCTTACCCATTTTCCCAGCCAGGAGTCCCAGGATCTCCGATTTCAGTTACCTTACGATTTCGACTCTTCTCAGGATCAAACCCGTTAGGGTAACGTTCCTGCAGCTTCTTAATATTCATCTTCATAATTTCTTCCAAAGAATATCCAAGAGCCACGGCCGCCTCAGTCAGATACCAAAGCACATCCCCAAGCTCCAGAGCAATCGCTTCTCTATCCAAGTCATGACCCTGGAATTTATACTTCTTCCAAACGTCAAAAGCCTCACCAGCTTCAGAATTCATACCAGCAAGACCTTCCAACAGGCGTTTATCTTCAGTTAGTTTAGGGTCTACAGTTCTCATAGCGTCTGTCTGATAAAAATCAGGAGGATAGAATTCGGTTGTTCTGAGTTCCATAACTCTATCCTTCTCCTGGAATAAACCACCCGCGACCTTTATAAAATTCTCAGCATGTTCGATATCGGTTGTGTAGTTGCATTCTCTGCAGCCATTCTTTCCGCATTTCCGTTTTCTGTCGCAAATATAACTGATATGTAATTCTTCTTCGGGAACTTCTTCGAAATCTACATCTTCTTCAACTAATAATCTGGTGCAGTTTTTCGGATTACAAATCATATCACGTGAAGCCAACTTACAGAAATAGCCGCCGGGATATTCATATCTGTAAAACAAACACTCCTGTGGCTTGGTAGGCATCTTATCAATCTTCACCTTCATGACACCACGCTCCTCTCTTTATTTCTTTCAACTCCAGATGTCTGCAATTCTTTGTATCTACGCAAGCTCTCTTTTTTCCGAGCATACAAAAATAACTACGACTCTCTTCATCGTAGTTAGCAAACACACAATTTTCAGGATGTACGGGTAAAGCGTTAACTACTACTTTCATAAACCAGCCTCTTTTCTAGCTTTAGCCCAAGCCGCATTTTCTAATTTCTGGTTCAATTCATTGCTTTCTTTAACCCACTCAGGAACACCGAACTTTTTATTTAGAAAGTTCTTAGCTTCGTTTTCTTTGACATACTCCAGATGAACACATCTATCCCACAAAATAGGCGCCATCTTCGCCAAAATATCAACCATAGCATCCTTGAACCCTTCAGCTTTCAAAGCCTCATGCAGCAGAGACATCTCCTTAGCAAATTCTGTGTAGGGATTGTTGGGATCTGGTAAGTTGTATTTTTTTCTGTTTTCTTCAACAATGTTATCCCAAGTTTCTTCATCGATTTCAAAACCGCACTGCGGACATACGATCATGCCATTTGTTAAAGAAGCCAAATTACAACAACCACATATAGGACAATTCATGTAATCTCTCCTTTCGATACATCGGTAAGTTATTCATTATCAGTTTTTGTTTTAACAATTCTATAAAGTTCTTGCCATTCGGTTTCACTTAAATTTTCCCACTCAGCAGGGATATTTTTGAATCGCTCATCAATCTCCACCACTTTCTGTGTCATGATTTCGCTGTAAGGCAGACCTTCTACAAATTCACAGAATGTATGCCACTCATCAACTTTATGACCTTTTCTGTCGAATCTGATATGACCAAGCGCTTCATAGTTCGTACAGATAGTAGCTCTCATGTTGTAGTTGGAAGGCAGCAGCTCGATCAAAGCTCTCCAGTATCTTTTTTCCTGCGTCTGGTTGAACAAAGTTCTCAGAAGCTCCAGAGTATGAATCAGTTCTTCCAGAGCAGATTTTGCAAATACAACCTCGTCACAACCCTCATGAGAGAAGTCATCAATGCTGAAAGGTTTAACATGGATCTTATGCATTGTGGAACAGGAGTTTCTGACTGTACCAATTTTGTATGTATCGAATTCCTTCCACCAATACAGAGGAGCTGTCACATCAAACCATACAGTAATCATACGTCTGTACTTCGCATGAACAGGACCGCCTTTAGCAAGATTCAGCATGAGTTCTTTGTCGTTAGAACCGATTTCCTCAAGAGAACCGACTTTAAGCATACCAAATCTATAATCCGGGTCTCTATTTGGGATTTTATAGTAATCACCATCTTCGTCTTCAAACCAGCTATCACTTCTATCCCAAGAATTCTTAGGATTACGCATTCCGCGGATGGCAGCCTCCCACCCAGCAATTTCAACATTTTCGATTTTTAACATAGTTATTCTCCTTTCGTATATCCATTCTTTTTAGCGTAGTTTTGATAAGGCCAAATATACGGCGCTACCATATCATTGATCCCTCGTAAAATATGATAGTTCTCCATTTGATACTCTTCGTTCCAACCGTGAACATCGAAGTTATGACCGAAACAAGAATATCTGATTCTGGATTTTACCCAGTCTTCTCTATCGTGTTTTCTACCAAGCATAAAAGTAGCAGCCCAAGGTGTTCCGTTAGGACTGCAGTAGAAATATAAAGGCCACCATTTACCATCACAAGGTAGAGGCAGCCTAAAACAGATATATCCATATTTCTTTGTGTATAAATTGACACCCCAGTGCATGGCGTTTCGTCCGTAAACTGTTAGATTGCCAATGGATATGTGACCAGTCATGAACTTATACTCAAAGTAATATCTGATTTTGTTTATCATGACTTTCTCCTTTCTTCTTCGGTCTGTAATCCCTCCTGGAAATATACATACCATTTACGATAGCATTTATCGTATTCATATCTCTGTCACTCAGACTCTCGACCAGACCCATACCAGTTGCTCCATTATAATCATCACCGAAGTTCTGATAATACTGACTCCTGCGCCATTCCTCAGGATATCTTTCTTTCAGCTCCACCAGTAATTTACTCTTTTCGTCATACTGATGATCCGTAATGAAATTATCATTCAGGTGGTAATAGATATACGAATGGACGATGATGTATCTCTGCAGCCAGTTGATCTGCTCGAGAGGAGTGAAGTTTTCTAGCCTGCCCATATCAGCGATTATCCGCTACGATAGACGCCATCATCATTTCGATGAAATCTTCTTTATACTCGGGTCTTACCATGTAATGTGCATAGTCCAGAACGATTCTCATACTATATCTATTACCACGTCCATCGATCTTAAAATGTTGAAACCCAATAGGTTCGTAAATTTCTTTGATTTTTTCTCGAGTAATCGTAAGTGGATTTGTATAAAAAGATGGTCTTCTATTTTCCGAAATATACGGACATATTAACCCAGAACATTGATCATTTTCGTATATTTGATGAAGATTTAACATTTTATAATGCTCGTATCTTCTATCGCACGCTAGCGTACAAGTATCATTGATAAGTATTTCAATCTTGTTTTTGTTTTCTATACTCTTCAAAAATTCCATATCTGCGTTTTTACTTCGAGCCAATACAGACATGAAATATTTATCAGAGTCATCGTAATAAACGTTCTCCGCCGCTAGAATAGACTTTACAACGGGATACTGAGGGTATTCGCAACGGATATGTTCTTCTAATATAGAACTACCCACTATCACTTGATTAAATCCGTTGTTCAGATTTTTCATTATATAATTAGAATAACGATCATAACAATCCGTTTTTTTTAATAGCGTATTTGTCATTGTGAGACGAAGAGGAATTCCAAAACTGTTAAACCGTTCCGAAATAGCTCTCATTTCGTCAGCGTTTACGTGACGACTCATGAATGGACGACCGCCATTCCAAATGCAGTTAGGGAAGTTTCCAAATACTGCGCCGATTTCGAAATCATCATGGAACATTTGAGGTTCGTCTCTCATCAGCTCCAGTAATTTCAGGTTTACATGATAATGCCAGAAAAAATCTGGAATATAATAGTGAATCATTCGGCGTTTTCCTTTCTTATTTAGTATCATTTATCATAGCGGGAAACATTGCTAGCATGAATTCTTCCTTCCATTCTGGCTTGACCATGTAGTGAGCGTAGTCTAGAATGATCTTACCGCCAGAACAGCGACCAGAGATTTTGAAATGCCGGAATCCCATAGGCTCATAGATTTCTTTTATTTTTTCCCTGGTAATGCACAGCACAGATGTGTAGAATTTTCTTCTTTCAAATTTTCTGTCGCAGGAACACTCTAACTGTAACCCTTCGCCTGTATTATCCAAATATCTCTGTTTCTTGGAGTATTCCAGATAATGCGTATAAGCTCTGGGACAGTCTTCCGCGCATGTCTCATTCGCTAGCAGTTCGATTTTTTCTTTGTGTTCGATACCCTTCAGAAACTCTATATCGGCGTTCTTATGCTTTCTCAGAACAGACATGAAATATTTATCAGAGTCATCGTAATAAACGTTCTCCGCCGCTAGAATACTTCTTACAACAGGATACTGAGGATACACTTTACGAATATATTTTTCCAGAGTTTCATTGGCTACCAGCACTTGATTGAACCCATTATGTAAGTTCTGCATGATGTAGTTTGCGTATCTGTCGTACACATCAAATTCGTCCACCACGGGATTTGTCATAGTTAGACGCAGGGGAACACCAAAACTGTTATACTGTTGACTAATCAGAACCATTTCCGCAGCATCTACGTGTCTGCCATGATTATATGTCCCACCATTCCAGATGCAGTTAGGGAAATTCCCAAATACCGCGCCGATCTTGAAATCATCATAGAACATCTGAGGTTCGTCTCTCATCAGCTCCAGTAATTTCAGGTTTACATGATAATGCCAGAAAAAATCTGGAATATAATAGTGAATCATT